CAACATTCCGTCAGACTCGTGTACAAGGCGGTTTGCGTGAAGCACCATATTCGATTGGAGTTTTCGGGGGTACAGCAGTTGGAAAATCAACTATTGCCAACATTTTGATGGTAACAACGTTGCTTTATAACAATTACTGTGCTTCCGATGACAGAATTGTCACCTTGAACGAGGCAGACAAATTTATGTCAAATTTCCGATCATATACCAATGGTGTTCTTATTGACGATATTGGTAACACAAAAGCCGATTTCGTTGAGCGTGCTCCAACTTCCCTAATGATTCAGTTGGTCAATAATGTTCGTATGTATGCGAATATGGCCGAAGCTGACATGAAGGGAAAGGTTTCAGTAGAACCAAAAGTTGTTATTGGAACCAAGAACGTTAAGGACACGTGCGCCACCGTTTATTCCAACGAACCTGCTTCTATTACACGTCGTGATCGCGTTACATTAACTTGCAAAGTCAAGCCTGAGTATGCTGTTCATGATATGTTGAGTGAAGATAAGGTTCGTGCTGCTTTTCCAAATGGATCACCATTGATCCCCGATTTTTGGGATATCACTGTAGAAAAGTCATTCCCTGTCCCACATGGAGTGAAAGGAAAAGCAGCAACTGTTGGATGGGAGGTTGTTGAATTTCATGGAAAACCTCTCAAGGATATTGGATTACCAGAGTTGATTCGTTGGATTGGACAGGATTCTATAAAATTCTATGCCAGTCAAAAGGAGTTGGTCACCAAGAATAATAATCTTGACAAACAAATTCAACTCTGTCCAGAATGTCGATTCCCTACACCAGATGTGTGCGTTTGTGCACGTGAGAATCATACCTATCTTCACAAGATGGATTCGCGTTGTGTAACAGGTTACTGTACGCGATGTGAGGCACATCATAAGGAAGATGAAGCGGAGGTTCTCGATAATCAAATTGGTGAAAGGATCGTTGCCGCCATGTTTCCCAAGTTTCGTAAATGGGATCGATGGTGGCGGCCACGCATTGCATACTGGACCGACGAGATTGAAAAGAAATCAGTTGAGGCGCTATTGCAGCGTCTTGACTGGCTTGAAAATTCTCGTTGGGTATGTTGGACAAATTGGGTTCCCAAGGAATGGATTGAGAAAGATTGGATGAAAAACATTGTGTGGTTCACTCGTGAGATTGAATTACGCGAACGTATTCGTCAATCTTATCTGAACCATTTGTTATGGATTGGTGTTTGCATTTTCCTTATTATATTTGTTCATTCTTATTTTATCCCTGCTCTAATTCTCCCTTTGATGGGAATTTCTGGAGTTGTGGAATTTGAGAAGAAGAAAATGTATGAGGAAGTTGCAGCCGACAATAAAGCTATGCCCAAGGTCTTCAAAATGTATCGTGATAGACACATTAAGTGGATTACGGGCGTTTGTACAGTTGTAGCAGCATTGTATGCTATTGCACAAATATACAAGGCTTTCAAAGTCACACCAGTGCCTCAGGGAAATCTTGCACCCAAATCTATTGTAGATATTGTGGAGCGAGATTCTGAGGTGAATCCATGGGCTGGCGTTAAAGTAAGTGAAATGCCGTGCACAGAGAAATCAAAAACTACAACTCCAGATCGTTTGGAGAAGATGGTTCAAGACAATCTGTGTCATATGGCAATTACTTTGACGGATAATGGAAGAGTGCGTAATTTTGAGTGTGACGCATTCTTTCCAAAATCAAATGTTGCTGTTCTCCCACGTCATATGTGGAAGGCTGACGATATCAAGGCTAAATTCACTCGACATGATCCTTCCTTAATTGGAGGCAATTTCGAGTGTTTCTTGTATCGTAAGTTCAGCGTTGACATTCCCAATACCGATTTGTCCGTGGTATGGGTCCCCAATGGTGGGGACTGGAAAGATTTGACAGATTACTTTCCATTGCAACGTTTTGCCAGTGTGCCAGCCCGTTTGACATTCAAGAAACAAGATGGATCCTGTATTGGGTCTAAATTGATGATGGATGTTGGTGAGGTTGTCACATATGCCGCAGAATTTTTTGGAGCAAAGTACAATTTGAAGTTTGAAACCTTCGAAGGTTTGTGTATTGCACCATTGATCACTGAAACCCGTGGACCACTTATTGGTGGGTTCCATTTGGGTGGAAAGAATGGCGAAACGCGTGGATGTAGCGGTCTCTTGCTGAAGAGTGAATTTGATAGTGCTTTTGAGATGTTACGTAAGGTTCCTGGAGTTGTATTGTCTAAAAGTTCTGGCACTGTGCCAAAAGAGCTTATGATGTACAATTCTTTGAGAATACTGATGTACACCCGAAAAGTCCAATCAATTTCTTGCCCGAAGGTACTAATTGCAAGTATTACGGGCAGGTCAAAGGTCGCGCTTCATATTACTCGGATGTAGAGACTACTGTCATATCAGAGCACGTGGAGGACGTGTGTGGGGTACCTCAGAAATGGGGGGGTCCCAAATTCCGTAAAGGATGGCCTTGGCAAGCGTCATTGCAGTATTCAACTAAACCATCGTGTGGTATCGAAGGTTCATTGTTGGAACTTGCGGCTGATGATTATATTAAGGGTCTCCTTAGGGCATTGGATGATATTCCTAGTTTGAAGATGGGTGTCAAACCGTTGACGGAAATTGAAACCGTCTGTGGAATTGATGGACTTCGGTTCATCGACAAGATGCCACCTACAACTTCTATTGGGTATCCTCTATCTGGTCCAAAATCGAATTTCATTACGTTATTGGATCCAACAGATCATCCTACCCATCAGTGTCCCGCTGTATTGGATCAGCGTTTTTGGGACCATGCTTATGAAATGGAAGCTCTTTACCTGAAAGGGGAGAGAGCTTATCCAATTTTTAAAGCATGTTTGAAGGATGAGCCCACTAAATTGACCAAGGACAAGGTCAGAGTTTTTCAGGGAGCACCAGTTGCACTACAATTGTTGGTGCGCAAGTACTATCTCCCAGTGGCTCGAATATTGTCCATGCTGCCTTTCTCATCTGAATGTGCTGTTGGTGTAAATGCCCAAGGTCCTGAATGGGACCAATTGGCAAAACACATTACGCGCTTTGGAAAGGATCGTATTCTTGCTGGTGATTACAGTAAGTACGATCTGCGCATGCCAGCACAGGTGATGTTCGTAGCGTTTCGTATCATGATGGATATTGCGAAAGAATGCGGTTACTCCGAACGTGATTTAATTATCATGGAAGGTATTGCTACAGACATTTGCTATCCTTTGATGGCCTACAATGGAGATTTGATTCAACACTACGGGTCTAATCCTTCGGGACAGAACCTTACAGTGTACATCAACTCTATTGATAACGCTCTCTTGCTTAGGTGTGCATACTATCACATTACTAAGGACCGTGAAAACGTTCCTGAGTTTCGTGATGTATGTTCGCTCATTACTTATGGTGATGATGCGAAAAGTTCTGTTCACGAAGATTTCCCAGAATTTAACCACATTGCTGTGGCGAAGTTCCTGGAAGAACGTGACATGAAATTTACCATGCCAGACAAGGAATCAGAACCTACACCGTACATGACGGATGAGGAGGCAGATCTGCTCAAACGTGCTAATGTGTATAGTGAGGACACAGGGATGATCATGGGTGCACTTGATGAGGATTCTATCTTCAAGAGTCTCCATGCTACTCTCAAGTCCAAAGCTATTACACGCGAACAACAAGCCATGCAGAATATTGATGGCGGTTTGCGCGAATGGTTTTCCCATGGACGGGATGTCTATGAGGAACGACGTGAGCAGATGAAAGAGGTCGCTAAGCGTGCTGACATTATTCACGGTTGCACTGTCATTCATGAATCTTATGATGATAGATTGCAAAAGTGGAAAGAGAAGTACGATTAAGTGGCTATGTCTTGGGCAGACATTAAATGCATCCCTCTGGGCGTAACCCACCACGTCTAATTACACCAAAAGGGGGCTCTCTGTATTGGATGACCATGCTCGTCCAACTAGTCGATCATAGGACGTTGCATTGGCTTGCAGAGAGAGGCACTTTCCCCGTAAAGTACCCCTATTTAGGGGAGTATTCGCCATACGCAAGATTGACACACGCAGTGTGGATTGAGTCCTCCACACATGCGTTAATGATGACTTGCTAACATGAACAATAACAACAAATTTAATGTATCAATTAACGAGGAAAGTTTAGAGTCCCAACATCAGAATGTTCACTTCAGTGATCAGACACCTCAATGGGACTACACAGTGGACAGTATGCCAGATCCAACTTTCAACATTGCCGACACAAATGACGCAGATCTCGGGAATTTCTTTTCCCGTCCTGTGAAAATTCAGTCGTTCAGTTGGGCGACAGATACGAACTTGTTTGAGGAGTTCAATCCCTGGCGAGATTTCTTTGAAAACACCAGGGTACTGAATCGTATTACAAATTTTAACCTTTTGCGCTGTAAATTGAAAGTGAGGATTGTTTTGAATGGTAATGGATTTCATTATGGGCGAGCAATCGCTTCATATATTCCACTACAAAATTTGGATGCTTTTACGCAGGATCGTTCCTTCTTCATCCAAGATGTTGTAGCTGCCAGTCAGCGTCCACATGTATATTTGGACCCCACAACCAGTCAAGGTGGAACCCTTACCCTCCCATTTTTCTGGTATGAGAACGCTTTGCGTATCCCGAACCAGGAGTGGAGAGAAATGGGTAAAATCATTATTCATGGTATGCAGAATTTGAAGCATGCCAACGGAGCAACAGATCAAGTGATTGTTTCCGTCTTTGCATGGGCTGAGGAAGTTTCTCTTTCCATCCCTACGGCAAATGAGCCAGGTGCTCTATCGCCGCAGATGGGAGAGGTTTTCACACCCCAAGCGAAGGATGAATATGGATCGGGTCCAATATCGCGCCCAGCAGGCGTTGTTGCCAAAGCTGCAGGCGCTCTTAGTAATATACCTGGTATAGGCATGTATGCGCGAGCCACACAGATGGCCGCAAATACAGTATCGGGTATAGCTTCGATGTTTGGTTATTCAAGGCCGGTTGAACTTGCGGATATACAACCGTACAAGCCGACTTTGTTAGGCAACATGGCTAATGCCAATGTGCCTGACACGTCAAATAAGTTAACCTTGGATGCCAAGCAGGAGCTCACCGTTGATCCGCGTGTGATGGGTCTCGGTTCAACTGATGAGATGACAATCAAATCAATTGCACAACGAGAGTCCTTTCTTACACAGTTCGGGTGGGCCGTGGCAGATTCTGCTGAGACACTATTGTGGAATACCGAAGTTTCACCTGTGTTGTGGAATGAGCTAAATTTAACAAATGCCGAGCTTCATATGCCCGCTTGTTGTTTCGCTGCTCTTCCATTTCGCAGATGGAGAGGAACAATGAAGTTTCGATTTCAGGTAGTCGCGTCGTCCTTTCATAAAGGACGTCTCAAGATAACCTACGATCCTTCATATCCTCTTACGAACGAGTATAACACTAATTACACGTATATTATTGATCTTGCAAAAGAACGAGACTTTACCGTTGCTATCGGTTGGGGTCATGAGAAGAGTTTGCTCAACCACCGCAATCCCATACAGGATGCCATACCGTATAGTACCTCTGCTCTTGGAGCAGATCCAGGTAACAATGCGAATGGAATCTTGTCTGTATATGTGGTGAACGATCTAACTGTTCCCAATTCCACGACCAACAATGACATTGAAGTCAACGTGTTTGTGTCCGCCAGTGATGATTTTGAGGTATTTGATCCCGATTCTCGGAATATCGAAGACTTGGTCTGGTTTCAACCTCAGATGGGAGAAGTTTTCACCCCTCAGATGGCCGAAGTTGGAGGTCAACCAATGAATCAGCCTGATGCAGATCTCACGAAGCGTGAAGATGAACCGATGAAAGAAGAACCGTCACAAATGATGGCACCGATGTTGTCTGACCAAGATCACACTTCATGTGTGTATTATGGTGATCCAGTAACATCATTTCGCCAATGTTTGAAGCGGTATAACTATCACTCGGCAGTGTCGTCCGTTGGTGCAATTTGGTCTTCGACGATGATAAATTTGCGTAATAGCAATTTTCCATATTATCGAGGTTATGCACCGGGGGCTGTACACGAGACAATAATACCCACCGCAGCAACGCCTTACAATTACTGTAAAATGACATTGTTGAATTACGTTACTCCTGCCTTTACTGGTAGGAGAGGTGGTCTGCGGTGGAAATACTTCCGGACAGGCGGTAACACAGAGGAAACATCTTTGATGATGGTTGCTCGAGATGCATCGTCCGTGAGTGGTTATGATCAGCAGGAAACTGTGTTGATCACACAAGAGGGTGGGAATCATTCTGATCGCGTGCGACAAAATGAAATGCTTATTCCTCATACGTGGGACGGTGCTTATGTTACCAGCACTTTACACAATCCAGTTGTTGAGGCTGAAATACCCTATCATATGAATGTTCGTTTTTCGCCTGCCAAGCAGGCAGATATGACGAGCACTACAGGGGGGTTCAGATCATATCACTGGATGTCAACTATTTGGGAGGCGTCTGCCACTGATGCGGCAGCAATTCATTGTTTCGTCTCTGTCGGTGAAGATTTCAATTTAGGTTTCTTCACTGGAGCGCCTGTGGCATGGCGAGTGCCTCAGGAGTCTGAGCCTCCATCTTCATAGATGTGGGACTCGCGGGGACAGACACCCCGTATCAGAAAATGTGGAGTTATACGATTCTCCAGCAGGAAAAACAAAATCCACGTGTCGGTGGCTGACACGGGGGGCAGTACTTTTGTGCCCTTGAGCTATGCCGTATTAATTTTGATGATGAAATTTTTACCTGGCATAGCCAGGGTTTTTTCGTAGTCACAACTTTATTAGCGTAGCTCAGCAGCGTAGTGGAAGACGCTGCCTTCGGGTGTGTTAGATTTGCATACACACCCGACGCTGAGTCACT